GCGTCGCCATGGATGCCTGCGAGGCGGCCAATCCCGAGGCGCCGCACATTGCGCGCACGGCGATTGAGGCGGAGATCGACAAGAAGCTGGCCCGCGCCGCCGTAGAGATCGAGCTGGCCTTGCGCGGCGAGGTCGCCCCGGAGGGCTTTGAGGCCGACGACGAACCGGAGGAGCCTGCCGAGGTCCCGGCCGGCGCAGACCCAGAGCTGGTGTCCTGATGGACGGCAGCCAGATCAACGACCACAACCTTGCGCCCTGGCCCGAGATGGACGCCCGGCTTGACCGCGCCGCCCTGGGCGTCGCCGCGAAGGCGCGCCAGGCGCTGGAGCCGGACCCGCCCTTTGACCTGTACCAGTGGACGTGCGCGCACCGCGTCTTCGACGACGCCTCCGCCGAACCCGGCCCGTTTGATCCGGACGTCGCGCCGTACCTGAATGACGTACTGCGCCTGATGTCGCCGGTGAGCGGCATCGAGGAGCACAGCCTGATCAAGTGCGCTCAGTCGGGCGGCTCGGTGGTGCTGGAGAGCTTCATGGCGGCGGTGCCGCTCTACGTGCCCGGCCCGGCCATGCTGGTCCACCCCACGGTCAAGGCGTTCAAGGACTGGGCCGAGGAGAAGTGGTGGCCCATGGTTCAGGCCACCAAGGTGCTGGACCCCGATCGCGGCGGCGCGGTCATGGACCGCAACGACAAGAAGACCGGCGGCTCCACCAGCGACCGCATCCGTTTCATCAACGGCGCGTGGATTGCCGGCGCGGGCGCCAACTCCGCCGCGACCCTGCGCCAGAAGTCGATCCGCTATATGGGCGCCGACGATCTCGACGGCTTCACCGAGGACGCCGACAATGAGGGCGATCCGGAGAAGCTCGCCCATCAGCGCACCAAGACGTACCGACGCAAGGCAATGGCGATCACGGTCCGGGTCTCCACGCCGCTGCTTGAGGGCGGCAGCCGGATCAAGCGCCACTATGACCGCAGCACGAAGAACCGCTTCTATCACGGCTGCCTCGACTGCGGTGCAGCGACCGATTTTGACTGGGAGGACGTGGAGAAGGCCGAGCACGCGCCCTTCAAATGCCATGTGGTCTGCCCGTCCTGCGGCTCTGTCCACACCCACGGGCAGAAGCGCGAGATGCAGCGGCGCGGCGTGTGGATCCCCACCGCCCATGTGCCGGGCCAGTCTGAAGATGACGTCCCGCCCAAAACCATAGAGCCGGACGATATCGCGCGCTGGCGCGATCGCGACATGGGGCCGCTGGCCCGGCATCAGGGCTGGTGGATCACCGGCTTCATGAACTTCGCCGAGACCTGGAATTCCATCGCCCAGCAGGAATCGGAGCTGGGCGACGACCCGAAAGCCCGCCAGGTCTTCGATAACACGGTACTGGGCCGCACCCACAAGCTGGAGACCAAGACCCCGGACTGGGATGCGCTCAGCGCGCGCCGCTCCATGGACTTCGACAAGGGCGAGGGGGTCACCGGCCCGCTGGTGTTTGTGCTCTCGGCTGACGTGCAGAGCTACGGCATCTACTGGCTCATCAAGGGCTATGACCGCGAAGAGCGGATGTTCTATCTCGACTGGGGCTTGATCCCCGGCGACACCGCCGATTCCCATCCGCCCGCCGATGCGGCGGCGCGGGCTGAATGGCGCAGCGCCTGGAAGGGCTTCACCGAAGTCTTCGAGCGCGGCGCACCGCTGCCCGGCGGCGCCCGCTTCGCGTTCGACGCGGTGATGATCGACGCCAAGTACAACACCACGGCGGTCAAGGACTGGGTGCGCCGCCGCCCGCATTGCCACGCCATCAACGGCGATCCGGGCTGGAACCGGGATGTCATCTGGCGCGCCGAACAGACCGACCTGAAGCGCTCGGGCAAGCGCTCGCGCTTCGGCGTGCAGATCTGGCATATCGGCACCTGGAGCGTGAAGCGGATCCTCACGACCCGCTATGCGCGCACGGCCACTGGCGATGGCTTTACCGAGTTCGGCCCGCCCACGGGCTATTGCTGGCTGCCGCGCGGCGCGGACGAGCCCTTCCTGCGCCAGCTCACGTCTGAATATGTGCAGACGACGATCCGCAAGACTGATGGCCGCAAGGTCCAGCAATGGAATGTGAAGACCGGCGAAGAGAACCACCTCTTCGACTGCGACGTCTACAATTTCGCAGGCTTTCACCTGATCGGCGCCCGCGCCGGAAGCCGGGGCAGCTGGAGCGATGAAGACTGGCAAGACCGCACCGCCCTGGTCGCCCGCACAATAGACCAGGACGGCACGGCCCAGTCCGACCTGTTCGACGCCCGCGCTGGCCTGGCGCGCGAAATCACGGGCGAGACGCCCGCCGAACGCCGTTCGGCAGACGGAACCGCGCCGCTCACCGCCCTGCAGCGGCTCGGGCGGTTGAATAAGGGTTAGAGTTTGCTGAGCGTCCTCGCATGGTAGCGCGCCGCACAATCAGATGGCGGCGTTTGACCGGGGAGCTTCAGCCGATGCAGGCGGCGAATGGTCCGCCAAGCCTGGGGCTCGCCCCTAGCCGCCTGCATCAGGATTAGCTTCGGCTATTGCCGTTTGACTTCATCAGTGGTGTCGCGCTGGTCTCCGGCGACGCCAACGACGGCCCCGCAGCTTCGGCAGCTGAATAGCACATAGCGTCCGCCATTCGCGCTGAAGGTCCGAGACGCAGGATTGATTATCGGTTGGTCGCATTTCGGGCAGGTCGCCATCCGGATCTCCATCGGTTGCAAACTTACAGCGTGAAGGGAGTCGCCCATGGCGCGAAGCATTTCCGAGATCGAAGCCGACATGGCGGAGACCCGCAAAGCCTATACCGCCCTGCTGCGCGGCACGCGGCCCCAGTCCATGGAACATGGCGAGCGCAAGATCAGCTTCGGCTTCAACTTCGCCGCCACCCGCGACGCTTTGCTGGCCGAGATGGCCGCCCTCAAAGCCGAGCTCGCCCGCCTTCAGGGCCGCCCGTCGCCCCGCCGTCCGCTAGGAGTGTAGCCCATGGCCAAAGCCACCACCCGCAACCGCGTCCGCAAGCGGGCCGCGAAAGCCAGCGAGGGCCGGCCTGCGCCCGTCTCGGAGAGCCTGCTGCGCACGCGCCGGCCCCGCACGGCCCATGCGGCGGCTGATCCGTTCGATACGCAGTTCGCGGGCAATTTCGCGTCGCGCGGCTCAGCGGACGCTGACTGGCTGTACACCCGCATGGAGGCCGTGGCGCGCACGCGTGACGTCATCAATAACGAGCCCTTCGCGGCGTCCATGGTGGAGCAGAAACTCTCCCTTATGGTGGGCGAGGGCTGGCGCTTTGAAAGCGCGCCCGACGCCGCCGCCTTTGGGCTCGATCCCACCAGCGAAGCCTACGAGGCGCTGTCTACGTCCGTCGAGCTGGCCTGGTCGGTCTTTGCCGATGATCCGCTCTTCCGCAATGACTGGGAGGAAAAGCTCCCTCTTGATATCCAGATTGATCTCCTGTCGCGAAACTATATCGCCGCCGAGGGCGAAGGCCTCGGCCTGGTGCTTTATGATCCAAACTCTGACGCCGCCTTCGGCACGCGCTTGCAGGTCACCGATCCCGACCGCCTCGCTCAGCCGGCTGGCTGGACCGAAGGCTCCAGCGGCGAGATCGAGATCGAATCCGCAGACGGCGAGAGCTGGACCGCCGTGGTCGCCGATGTGCGCGGCGGTGTCGCCACCGATGATCGCGGGCGCCTGGTCGCCTATCACATTCTGGATGGCCACCCCCAGGACGTGGGGTTTCGCGGCGCGCTGAACCGCTTTAGCGGCCGCTGGTATCCGGCCCGCGCGCCGGGCTTTCCCACCGATACGCGGCCCTGTGTCCTGCATCTCATGCGCCCGAAACGCGCCGGCCAGACGCGCGGCATCTCGCAGTTCGCCTCTGCGCTTGGAACCATTCAGGCCTTCCGCGATATGAGCGAGGCCGAGCGCCGCTCGCGCATCACCAACGCCCTGATCGTCGCGCAATACACAAGCGCCATGAGCGATCCCGAAGCCCTCGCCGAGATCCTCGGCGCCGAGAACGCCAGAGGTCTGGTGGACGCGCGCGTGAGTTATTACGAGGAAAACGGCGTCGATAGCGTCGCTGGCAGCCGCGTGATCCAGCCCTTCCCCGGCGACAAGCTGGAGTGGAATTCAGAGATGCGCAGCGCCAATGAATGGGTGGACACCATGTCCTTCCTGGCGCTGCAGGCCGGCGCGCCCATCGGGCTCGGCTAC